TGTTGGAGGGCGGATTCCAGCTCCATTGAGATGATGGAGAGGATGGAATTGGCTTGGGCTTGGTCGATTCGTTTGGCGTCGGCGGATTCGGCCACGAATTTTTGGCCGAGGAGTTTTGTTACTCCGAGGCTGGACATTTGGTGCTCTAATTGATTGATTTCTTCTTGTTGGGCTGTAAAACTACTTGCGTCGGTGCCTACGTAGTAGACCTTGTTGCCTGGAATTGTGGATAATCCGTAGTTGACTCCTACTGAGGTGCCTTCGGGTTGGTCGTCCCAGCCTTCGAGGACGAGGATGGGCATTGCGGCGATGTGGAGCGCGTTGATTAGGTCGGCTTGCCGTTGGTAGTGGGTGATGTTGAGGGAGGCGATGTCTACGAGTGGGGGTTTGCTGGTGAGCATGCCCAGGCGGTTGCTGTAGATCGGGATTAGGGGGATGCGGTCTAGGGAGAAGGTGCCGGAGGAGATTAGGCCCTCGGTGTTCCAGGTTTCGTAGCGGCCCGGGTAGATGACGCGGATTTGTTCTTCGCGCTTTTCGCCGAAGTCGCCTTCGGGGATGCAGACCCATTCGTGGAGGCGGACTTGGGTTAGTTTGCTGCTGGGGAGGGTGGATTCTTGGCGCCAGCCCCAGATTTGGGGTGCGTCGATGTTGATGAAGTAGGGGCGACGTCCCAGCTGGATTTCGTCGCGGAGGGTGATGATGCCGGGGTCGGAGGGGAAGTCGACCAGGATGGCGGAGTGGCCGTAGGTGAGGCTGCTGACTAGGGCGCGGCGGGCGTATTCGTTGATGGAGGAGCCGAGGCCGTCGACGTTATCGCTGAAATCTTTCCAGTAGTCGTCGCCGTCGATTTGGATGGGGCGGCGCAGGACTAGACCGGCCGCGTTTTCGATTAGGCGGAGGCAGAAGGGTGATAAGACGCTGCGGTAGATGCGCCCCAGGTAGGCATCTTCGTCTTCGCGGGGTTCTTGGGGGAGGTAGCGGTCGTGGAGGTTTTTTATGTAGTCGGAGCCCATGGTTACGGCGGCCATGGTGTTCCAGTCCGGGGTCATCGCGTGGACTTGGCCGTCGCGGACGAAGGGCGTGTTGGTTGGGCCGTTGCTTTGGTAGTAGGGGTTGCCCAGCCAGCCGTCAGCTCTGACTGCATTGACGGGGGTAGGAAATGCCACTATTTACCAGACGCGGTAACTTGTTGTACCTAGTTTACCGTAGCTATTTAGATTGAATTTCATTAGGCAGAGGTAGCCGAGGGCGTCAAACATGTGGTCGACGCCGAGCTTTTTGTTGGGGAGGCCGTTTTCGTCGTAGACCAGGGTGCGGAGAGATTTGATGGTTTCGCGGCAGCGGGGATGGATTTTTAGGCGGCGGACTTGGTTGCCGTCGAGGATTGCCGTGTTGACGCAATTCACCTTGTCCCGGATTTTCCAGGGGGATTTTGGGGTGGATACTTTGATTCCGGCTTTGCGTAGGATTGCGTGGTCTGTTAGGCCGACTCCAGCGGTTTTTCGGGCCGCTCCAGTGGGATCGGGGCAGATGTCTTTTTTGCGCTCCAGGGTGAAGCGGTGGTTGAGTTCGTCGGCCATGTCCCAGGTGGTGGCGTTGACCATCATGATTTCGTCGAAGATGTGGAGTTCGTCGTCGACTTTTACGGCGCAGACGCAGGACATGTTGTCGACGTTGAAGTCGAGGCCGAGGTGGAGGGTTAGGGCCGGGATGTCTTTTACTTCTTTGGAGATGTTTTCTTCGCTGAAGTTGATGGCGACTAGGCCGGATAGGTTCTCGAAGCTAGCTTCAAATTCTTGACGGAATGTTCGTGGGTCAAGTTGGCTACGTGCTGCTTCCACTTCTTCGGGTGGGACGTTGCCGCCTTGGATGGTGGTGTAGGACCAGCGGGCCCAGTGTTTGTCTTCGGCGGCGTAGTTCCATAGGTCATAAAACCAGGAGGCGGTGCCTTCGGGGGTAGATATGAATAATGCCCAGCCCTGTTTGTCGGCTAGGGCGGGGCGGAGCACTTCGAACCAGACGGCTGAGTCCATGAAGGCGGCTTCGTCGAGGACCACTCCACCCAAGGAACGGCCTCGGAGGGCCATGGCGTTTTCGGTGCCCTTTAGCTCGATGGTGGAGCCGTTGCGGAGCTCGATTTTGAGGTCGGATTCGTTTTTAGAGGCGATCCAGGGTTGGGGAACTAGGGATTTGAGGGTTTTCCAGGCGATGTCTTTCGCCATTCGGTAGGTGGGCGCGCAATAAAAGTACACCTCGCCGGGTCGGTCGATGGCGGCGCGGAGGAGTTCGATGCAGGAAAGGTAGGATTTGCCGAAACGACGGCCCGCGACCAAGACTCGGAAGCGGGTTTTGCTGCTAAATACCTCCCCCTGGGCGTGGCGGAGGCTTAAATCAGACGTTCCAGCCATTATTGGGCGGTTACACAGTAGTCAGATTGAGTGTAGGTGCCTATTGGGCAGGTTTCGTCGATGATGCGGACGGCGGAGGGGGTTGTGGACTTGGTTGGAGTGCAGTATTCGCCTGTTCTGTAGTAATGGACTGGGCAAAACTGGCCTTTTCGGACGATTGGGGCGGAATTTACTGCTGTGGCGATTAATACGAGCACGATTGGGGTGCAGACAAGTACGCCCATGCCGATTGCCATGGTTTCGAGCGGGGTTAGCAGCGTTTTTTGGTTGTGGTAGCGGGGGTGACGGTAACTCACTGGGGATGTATCACAGTAGTGTTTATTGTAGCATATTATTTTTTGGGGGCTCGTTCCAGCGATTCTGAGGATTGAACCCCTACCCCCGTGTGCTAGAGTAGTTGATGTTTCAAATATACCTGTAGGTTCCCTGCGCCCCGTAGTACGCCTGTACTATTGCTACCCCTCCCCTGTGCCAGTCCGCCCCCTGGCACAGTGCCACTCTACAAAGTAGCACAGTGAGGAGGCAGGAGGCAGGAAAAATCTGATATAATAATATTGTACAGGAGGAGGCAGAGAGTTAGCAAACTCTCCTCCTCTAGTACAAATATACTACCGGAACGAAGAAGTGCTTGCGCTGCGCCGGTAGTAAAAACGTACTACCGGAACGAAGAAGGGCTTGCCCTGCGCCGGTAGTACACACAAACTATTCCGCACCTAGACAAATGAAGATTCTGACCAATGCTGAGATTGGCACACGGATGGAAGAGATCGCCCGTGCGATCGTTCCAGCTGTGGTGTTCGTGTACACACTGGGCGTCATGATTCGCCAGTGGTACACACGTATTACCACCACCGTGGCCGCTGCTCACGCCGCATGGATTGGGGACGATTGGCGATTCGATCAGCCAGACGCTCCAGCTCCACCGGCGCCAGCCGCTCCAGCTGAACCGGCTCCGTTCTCCAGGCTGCCCGAGATCCCTCGGGTGATCAGGGAACAGATTCAGGCCGCTGCAGCCGCTCCACCGGCACCTAAGCCCGTCGTCAAGGCCACCGTCCATAAGGCGCCTCTTACAGTAGAGGCCCTGATGGCCGCCCACACACAGCGGGAGCTGATGGAGATGGCAGGCACCAAGTCCAAACGCTCCAAGAAACAACTCGCAGAAAGGATTCTCTCCAAATGACAAACACACGATTTTTTGCCTACCTGATGTCCGCCGTGGCCCTTATGGGCCTGGTGGATATTGGTTACCAACACACACAAGCCTGTGAAAATCGGGCTCACTATTTCTATACACTCTGCAAAAAATGATTCTTTCAATTATCGCCGCTAATTTCCTGGGTAATCAAATAAAAGAGTTTGACCCAAGTTACTTAGCCGCTCTGGTCCTATGGACCGACGTCTTCACCACAACTAAATAATAAAAAAGGGCCCTAATCGGCCCTAAAAAAAAAAACCTAGAGGGTGTACAAGGGGATGCTATGCATCCTCTTGTTTTTCTATGGATATGTTTAATTTCACCTCCTCTGCAGTGGTGAACTCGGTTCCTTCGCCTACGGCCTTGCCTAGGGAGTCCATCATTTGCGCAGCGCTCTGCAGCTGACCTTTTTTTAAAGCCATGTTGATGGCTCTGAACCGCATAGAATTTAATCGTGCAACTAAATCAACACGATCCTTAGCAAAATCCTCCGCGTTCCACTTGTTGACAGCTTCCCAGTCCCGCCAAGCCGTTGTCAGAGCAATACTCTCACGATCTGCATGATCGTAGACAAGAGCACGAGCAGACAAACCGCTCTGCTGCTGCCTGTACAAACGTCTCTGCCGGGCTTCTATGACGCTCTCAGGGTTACGCTTCCCATAGACAGCCTTGCCTTCAGAATTGACCGGACCGGTATAACCTTTCTTTGCTTCCCTCTCGAAAGACTCTGCCATTGCAGTCGTTCCAGGC